TCGATTAACCCGTGGCGCTTAACCAGGTGCCATTCCTTTTTAGCCTCATCTATCCATATTTTTTGAGCATGTGGATTGGCCTCAAAAGCTTCAGCGGCTATGGCACCAACATCAGAATTAACTTCGCTTTCTGTGGTTTCTTCCACCTCTTCTTGCTCCGTTTGCTCTTCTGTGGTTTCTTCCTGTTCAGTGCCTTCGCCCTGTTCAGGTTCTTGACCAGGCTGGCCATTCTGATTTAACTCGCTCTCATTTTCAGGTGTGGCTTGAGATTGTAGCCGCTTTTTATTGTTCTTGCTCATGTTAATGGGTTATGGATTATAGAATGCCTTTAATTCAACAATGCTTTATTGAATCGTTCGGTAAGCCTCCACCCATTTGCGGCCATCAAAATGAAATACTACTGTTGCTTTCTTGCTGGCAGTTAAGTAAACCGCACCGCCCTGACTACCGATTGTAACTGTAGCCGGGTCCCAATTGCCGCCCGCCCAGCGAACTACCTTACCGGAGCTGCTATTTGTGAAATGGAATTCCAGTTTGTCGCCAAAATAAGCAGGCGTAATGCTGCCAATTTTAAACGCCACGCTGTCCACCAGGCTATCAAAATATACCATGGTGTGGAATGCAGAAGGGTTAAGCGTAATGGTATCTAAGCCGGTTGCGTCTTTGTTAACATCAACATACTTAATGTCTAAACCACGATAGGTGTTATCCTGATTCTTTTTAGTTCCCGTTCTCGGGGTAGTGGTTTGGGCAAATGTGGTTGCTATTACAGCAACAAAAGAGGCTATTAAAAGTATTTTTTTCATTGTTTTAAGTTTTCTGATTATTGATAGGGTTTAGCCTTAACTGCCGATTAAGCAGTTAAGGTTGAGTAAATCACAAACTGATCAGGGAACCCGATTTGAGTATCCATTTTGAACAAGCCTTTCACGAAGAACAATTCACTGTTATTCTGCAAGCGCTGTAATTCCAGTTTATTATCATCGGTGCTATTGATACCTAACCAAGTGTTAGACTCAACATCCGGCTTTTGAATGGCCAGGTAGAAAGTGTTTTCCGGCATACCCGCAACGGTTTCAATATCGTAACCACGGTATTGATTGTAAGCGCGTTCATCGCTACGGATATTTTTGTAAGAATCAGTTCTTAATGCTTCGCCGTATTTCAGGAAGTCCACATAGCTCATTACAAACTTAACGCCGCCGGTGCCGTATTTACCAATCAAAGCCTGTGGCAATAGATTGATAGCAGCGGTCATTTTATCGCGTATGTTCGAAGTCGTAAGGGCTACAGGTGTAGCTACTGATAATGTAGGATAAGTTGGGTCGCTGGCAGCATCTAACAGCTTCTTAATTAAGCCATCAAAGTAGATGTAATTGCTTGCAGCTGCTACTTCACCTTTAGTTGTAGGGTCAACGTTTGCGCCATCCGGATCATAATCAACACGTGAACGGTGAATAGCGTTCTCAAAGAACTCATTCAAACGTTTCATGGTTTGCATCATCATGAAGTTTTCGGCGTTTACAGGCAAATCACGGCCTAACAACTTAGGCTGCAATTGCTCTGCATAGAAGTGCTGTTCGTAATCGCGTGGGTTAAACTCATAGTAAAGCATAATGTCCGCAGGTGTTAACTTACGTCCATCAACAGTTACATTACCTTTGCTGGTAGGTGTAGCTGCGCGTTTCTGAATGAAATTCGCTACTTCAATACGTGGTATTGTTTTGGTTTTGCGGATTCCATCTTCAACATAAATACAGCCTTTCTCAATGGTATCTGCACCAACAACGGCGCGGGTAATCATGTAAGAAGCTGCGGGACCGCTCCAGGTGGTATCCTGAATATCCAAAGCCTCGGGACCGGTTCTTGCAAACCTGCTTACGGAGCCTGCACCATATATTTCAGGACTATAAAGCCCTAAAAACATAAGCACATTTACCAGGAGGCTACCGGATATTTTAAACAAGGTGGTTACACCGTTGCTAAAGTTGCTGGCAGCGATACGTCCGTAAAAACGTATGTTGGACTTAAGTGTTGAAACGTGAACGCTCCATGTGTCGTTAACATCGGGTGTTAAAGTTGGCTTGCTAAATAAAGCGGTGCCACTGCCCAGGCAAAGCGTTACAACGCTTATAAGGGCTAAGAAGATTTTTGATACAAAGTTTTTCATTGTGATTGGGTTTAGATTTGCCCTTGGGCTACTTTATTTTTCCTTTAGTTGTTTACAGATTAGTTTTTACCTCTTTCTTCTACCCGGTTGCGCACCTCTGCCATTTTTTGAGCTACCACGCTGGTAAGGTTCTTTTCGGTATCGGCACCAGATACGGATTCAGCTACTCTTGCAGCTTTACCGTTCAATGGCAATGCTTCAATCATATCTTTCACCTCTGCTACGGTCAACTTGTTTTCCTTCACCTTGTTTAGCCATCCATCAACAGCATCAGCTTTAATGCGGTTAGCTTTTACAAAGCCGTTAAGCATGTTTTTAGCCTCGGTTTCGGTAGCTTCTGCTTTGTCCTTAGCAGCTTTAGCTTCTGTTTCTTCCTTTTCCTTTTTCAGCTTGTCGAATTCAGCTTTCAGAGCATCATATTTCTCTTTAGCCGCATTCATTTGCGATTCAAGGTCGCGGGCCTTGTTTTCGGCATCGGTTCTTAACCGCTTAGCCTCATTAAGAGCCGTGTTAAGGGTTGCGCTTTCGGTAGCGGCTTTGTTTTCGATGTCCTGAATAGCACGAAGAATGTTGTCTTCAGTGGCCGATTCATTCAGGCCCAGCTTATTGGTTACAAGTTTGAATGACATGGTATTTGGTTTTATTAAATTTTTATCGTTTAAAATCGAGTTGAGAACTGCGTTCCCTTGTAAATACATTGCTTTGGCATCACCCGCGCCTATCAGTTGGCGCTTCTTATTCAGGTCTACACTTACCTCTACTGTATCGCAAAAGCCGTTTTTATAGGCTTCATCGGCTTCAATCCAGGTGGTTTTGTCCATTACCCGCTTAATATCCTGCGAAGGTTTGCCGGTGCGTGTGGCAATCATGGTAACTATGCTATTGCGCATAGCGTCCAGCTCATCACCACCGTTGCCGCCGTAGGGGTTGTGATACATTAGCAATCCGTAATCAGCCATTATGCGGTTTCGCCCTTGCTGAAATATTACAGCTGCTATTGAAGCCGCTATACCCACGCAGTAGGTGTCTACTTTGGTTACGCTCTTTAGTATGGCGTTTACAATGTTGTAGCCGTCCATTACCGTTCCACCGGGACTGTTAATCCATATTTGGATTCTCTTTTTACCCATGCGGTCAAGCTGTAGCAACTCTTCCTGAAATAAAGAACCATCAACGCCCTGCCCGTCTTTCTCATCGAAGCCGATGTGTTTATTAATAAGCATTATCGGCTCGTCTGCCGTTGGGTCTATGCAATACATTTGCAAACGAATGTAGGGCGGGGTGTTGGGCGAATGTTGAAAGTGTGCACACAATAAAATAATTAAACTATATGAATGTTTATTATTTTCGTGCAATGTTCGACTGGAATACCTACAAAGCAACCGGAATACAAGCAGTGGATATGTGTGCCGCCGCTATCTTTTCACACCGTAAACAGAGCTTGCCGCTAAAGGCCATACACCTGTGGCCGGATATGTATAAACAATTCTTAGGCTGGACTGAAAAGAACCTTAAGCGCGAATTGGAGAAAGACGAAAAGATGGAATTTGACGGGGTGTTTATAGAAATGGGAACACGTAGCCAATCCACACCGCTATTGCTGGAAATGTATACCAGCGATAGAGTGCTGACTGATTATGATAAATATTTAAGCAAAAAGAACCTACGCGTTAACTAATGGCTAACAAGTTCAAGCTGGACCAGGTTATTAAGAATTTGCAGCAGGTCAAATCTGATTTGCCGCTACAACTCGCTAACACCACTAAGAACTTTTTTATAAAAGAGAATTTTGGCAAGCAACAATTTGACGGTAAGAAGTGGAAAGATGTGCAGCGCCGGGGCGGTAAAAGCAGGCGAAGTAACAGCGCCATATTAGTTCAAACGGGCCGGTTACGAAGGGCAATAGCCAATAGCTTGAAATCTGCAACCTTTGATGAAATTGAATTTAATGTTACGGAGGCCACGGCAAAGGCTGGCTTTAACTATGCAAGCGTTCATAACTACGGCTATAAAGGGGCGGTGAAATCATATAGCAGAAACAGGGGTGGTAATAATAGACGTAAGCGGGGCAAAGTAAATGTAGGGGCACATGATACAAATATACCCCAGCGGCAATTTATGGGGCAAAGCAGAGCTTTAACCAAAGTGCAGCTTAAAAAGGTTAGACAGGTAGTAGATAAAATATTCAATTAATGGCAGGCATTATAACACCCATATTAGATTTAGTTGAAAAGCTTAGAACGCTTTCGTTGCCAAATAACGCCGGCAATACCCAGCCGATACATGCAGCTATATGGAATGAGCAACTGGATAGATTAGAAGAGGGCGAAAGCTACCCTTTCAATTTACCAGCCGCCTTTGTGGAGCTGTTAATGTCGAATAATTACCAGCAACTTGGCGCGGGCATTACGGCCAGCGATTTAACCTTTCGTATTCACTTTGCCATGGAGCAAATAGACGCGGGCAATGGTGATATGGACCAGAATACAACCGTGTTCGAATATCGCGATGCTATTATTGCCCTTCTTACACATTACGAGCCTCCCGCATGCAGTGCGCTTATGCATGTTAATGATGAACAAGACTACGGGCATAACAACATGTATGTTTACCTGATAGATTTTATCTGTCATTTTGTAGATGATAAGGGTAGCAAATATCCTACTAATGAAACCGTGCCGGTAACAGGCCTTACGATAAATGACGGCTTCAATAAGCTGGAAATATTGAGTGTAAGTTATTCCGGCACCACCTTAACCGTAAAATACAGATTGATTGCAGCAACGCAGGAAGTGAAGTTTGATTTGCCGGTGGCGGGCTTGGTAAG